GCAACGCCCTCGCAGGGTGTCTCCTCGATATGGCCATCCAAGTGCCATATACCTACGACTCTTGCAACGCTCCCCTCACGGGAGTAGAGCCCGAGGGTAGCACTACCCCCAGCTTCAAAGCGCGGGGACTTCTACGGGTGCGCGAAGAGGACGGAAGCCCCGACGTCTTGAGCGTGGCCACCATGAACGTACCGAACGGATCGCTGACCGACGACGGAGATGGGGAGATATCGTTGACCTTTGACAGTTTGCCCACAGGGGCAGAGGGGCAGACCCTCGTCTACCAAAGCGGGGCGTGGGTGGCAGGGTATCCCATCTCGACAGGGCAACAAACCATCTTCAAGCGTTTCAGCCCGTCGACACAAAGGACGCTCAACATAGGCTTGACCACTTGGAACTTTGGCGACCTCTTGGGGGGTGATGTTACCTTTGACAATGCCATCCGGGCTGGGTCGGCCTTCGGGTTTAACTCAACGGGCGTCACGCTACAAGCCTCTCCCATCACTGCAAATAGCGACGTACAGGTCGAGGTCAAGTACGAAATCACCTTGGATACTGCGGGGGCGTGTGCGCCTTCTCTCATCAACAAAACGGGATTCTTTGGCCAAGTTGCCATGACCTTCCCCACCCATACGGCGGCAGGGACATCTACCCACACGGTGACAAGCAACACAACTCAAGCCCTGTTCTACCAACTCTCGAATACCATAGGCTTCCAGTTCTTCAGTTCCGTCACAGGCACGTACCGCATCCACTACATCAAAGTCACCATCGACCATGCATAACCCTTTCGAGTTTACCGACGAAGAGAAGGCCGCCACAACGGGCCAAGAGCAACTCGCCATGTTCAACCGCTTGGTCGACTTCGTAAACGAACGCCTCGCCGAAATTGAGAGCTTGCAGACAGACGTCGAGCAAGCCAAGGACGATATCGAAAACATTAAAAACCCCACCAAATAATGGAGTTCTTCAACCTACACTGGGCCGAGATTTTGCTCGCCCTCATCACTGCCGCCGGAACGATTACGGCACTCACGGAGACAGAGAAAGACGACAACATCGTCGACCTCATCAAGCGAATCCTCAACGCCGTCGTCCTCGGACGCTCCAAGAAGTGAAGGAGACGGACTTCCAAAAGGTTCTCGCGGAGTTTGCCGAAGACGTAAACAACGCCGCCAAGCGTACCCTCGGCTCCCGTACGATCGGGAAGAACAGGAGCTACGGCGTGGCCTCGCGTTCCTTGCAGAAGTCCCTCACATACCAGCTCAAAGGCGACCGCGTTTCTTTCGGGTCTCCTCTGCCTTATGCCACCTTCATCCATTGGGGTGTAAACGGGACGAAGAAGAACCGCAACGCGCCCTTCTCGTATACCAACAAGCAACCGCCCCTCGCTCCCATCATGGAGTGGATGAGGCGTAAGCCCCTCCGCCTACGTGACAAGGACGGCAAGTTCATCAAGCAAACGGAGAGCCGCCTCAAGAGTGCGGCCTTTCTTATCGCTCGCTCCATCAAGCGCAAGGGAATTGCGGGACTGCGGTACTACTCGGTGGCCCTGGAGAGCGTCGTCCCACAATACACGGAGAAGCTCGGGGAGGCGTTGGCACAAGACGTCGTGAGCTCTTTGGAGTTCAAACTTGGCAACCTTACAATCAAGACCAAATGAATTTCACATTTCTTACCGCGCAAATAGACACTGCCGCCCCTGTACTCGGCAGACAGCCCACACGCTTGAGGTGGATGGATACGGACCAAGACACCATAGACGCGTGGCTTGTCAAGCGATACGTGGGGAACTTTGCTAGCCCTTTTCTAACCGAGAGGGAGCAGTTTTATGTCTCGGGATATGGAACATCGAATATTGCCAGCATAGACCTCCAAGACTTTTTGGATGTACGTAACTTCGACCTGTCAATATACCAATTTGTTTCGGGATTCACGGATGCCGCGCGTCCGACCGCTCAAGCTTTGATCCAATCGTATGTGAATTTGGATAGTGCCTTCAAAATTTTCTCCGTCACAGGTGGCGTGGTGAGTGCCGAGCTGGCAAGTTTCGTATATCGACCCATCAGGGACGGCAAGGTGCAACGCCCAGACCGAGGTACATTTATCATCCCGGAATACTATCCCGACGACGCGACAAAACAAGGCTTCCTCACCAACAGACCCGTCTCCACAGACCATACCCGCTACGATATGGCCAAAGAAGACGAGGCCGTGGTGAGCCTGTTGCAATTAGAAAACCTCGACTATGTCTATGAGACAGGTAAAAACCTAAACGACTGCGATTGGAACCGCGTATATTACGGGGCATATCTCAACGGTGCTCTTGTGGCAAGTCATACGCTAGTTCTATCCTCGGCCCCTTCGCAATGGTTTGGAGCTCCCCAAGATATACCCCTCGGGCCGTACAATATGAGGGACTTCGTGTGGGCCATAGACGCAACCTTCGATACACAGACAAGCGATTGGGACTATATTGAAATTCAACCCGGACGATCGGGTAGCGGCTACAACTCCTTACCTATTCGAGTCTTCAAGGACTGCCGCCCACAAAAGCACTCTCCCGCCCAGCTCATGTTCATCAATGACCTGGGATTCCCTGAATATCTACGCTTCAACGGCAGGGTCGTAGAACAATTGGACGTAGGCGATCGCATGACTTACGAAGTGCAGGAAAGCCAAGAGTCGTACGATGGAACATTCTTTGGATTCCCACAACGCATAGTAGCCAAAAGTAAAGGAAGGCAGAGCTTGGCACTTTCGGAGGACTTCTTTACAGACACCGAGAGGGAGCTCTTCAAGCAAGCCTTGACGTCACGACAATGTATGGTGCGCTTCAAGGGAGAGTGGACGGCTTGTTTTGTTTCTACGAGTAGCTATAACCACGAGGAGTCGGCCTCGCGCCTTCTTCCTATCCGTTGTGAGGTTCAATTTCTATACGACCTCTTATGCTGACCCTCACCCTGTTAAATCCTACCGGTGTCCCGTTCCCTTTGGATTTGTATTCAAACGAGCCCTTCGTCTTCTCTTTGCAGTACAACGATGTCCAAAACATACAGACCCCGACAGGTAGCTACTCGCAGACCTTTACTCTACCCTTCGATCATCTCACGGAGCGTATAGGCCAAATCTTTGAGCCGGGATACGTGCCTCGCGGCACGGAAAACGGAGAAGCGAGAACCCTCTTCTTCAAAAAGAAATACCCCGCCGCCTTGTTTAGATCTGGGGCCATAGCCTTTCGGGGCTTTGTACAATTCAAGAGGATGGTGGAGACCAATGGCCGGAGGGACGTAGAGGTCGTCTTCTTCAGCGAGAACCTTGATATATCCAAAAAGGTAGGCGACAAGAAGCTCGCCGACTTGGACCTCTCGGCGTACAACCACCTGCTCAACTCTACAAATATCCAACAATCTTGGACGGGGTTAGGGATAGGCCCGGAGGTACGGTATGGACTCATCGACAAGGGCTTCAACTGGTCCTTCCCCGACAACCCTCCGTGGGCTGACGACGACGGCCTGTGGCAAGGGGAGCTCACCCCATACATGAGGCTCAAGGAACTCATCACTCAAATCTTCACCGACGCGGGTCTCACGTTCGTGTCGGACTTCTTCGATACCTCGGACTTCGAGAATATGTACCTGCCCGCGTACAACGGCAACGCCTCGGTGAGTGAACAGGCCGAGACAGACAACACCATTGGAGTGGGATTGGACGGAGACCAAGTAGGAACCTTTGGCCTCGGAAACTTGCAGATGCAAGAGACCATCACAGGGGCAAGCGATCCAGGCAACAACTGGACCGCCGCCGGAGGGTACGACTATACCGTACCCTATACCGGATACTATGGGATGCGGTTCCATTGCAGGTGGTCGCACGACGTCACTTCAACGCATTTTGTGAAGGTGTACCTCTACAAGAACGGGGTGAACATCGGAACGCTTGTGGACACCACACAAACGACCCGAGACCGTGCAGGGTTTCCAGAAATATCTCGCGTTGGTTCTTTTACATGGGGCGACTTTATATGGAACAGCGCGGCCAACGGAGGGCAGTTGAACAACAAATACGTCCTGGGCAGGGGCTTCTTGTTTGAGGTGGGCGACGAGATAGAAATCCGACGGGAGACCAACGGTATTTTCTCAACCATTTTTGGAGGAGGAACAGGAACGCCAGGGGTCGGACAAGAGAACACCACGTCCTTGGAGATTTTCCAAGTGTCGGCTCCGCTCTCTGGGCAGACGGTGGACATGGCCCTCAATATGCCGGACCTCAAACAGATGGACCTCTTGCTCTCTTTGCAGAAGATGTTCAACTTGGTCTTCATCCCAAGCGGCATCCCGAACCAATTTATCATTGAGCCCCATGACGACTACTTCGCCACAGGCACGGAGTACAATTGGGACGCCAAAGTGCACCGGGACAAGAGCGTTACTATGTACCCCACCACGGACCTACAAGCCAAGGAGTACAAATGGACGTACCGCGAAGGCATTGACTTTATCTCTGACGAGGTAGAGAAGTCCTTCGACAGGGTCTACGGAGAGTACAAGGTAACCGACCCGGACAACGACTTTGCTACAGGCGACAAGAGCCTCGAGACGACGACAGGCAACTACATCTTCTCCCTCATCCCAGGCTCTTCTTTCCCTATTCACAGAAGCCTACAACAAGACGGAACAGGGGTAAAGAACCCCCTCGCCATGGTGGCATATTATTGTGGCCTCACGGAGAACTTCGGAGAATGGTATTTGAGAGCTGACGACGGAACGACGGGGGCAGGTAGTAACTTCTTCCCTCTCTTCTCTCCGTACTCTGCCGACCTGCCAACCATCACAGACAACGACCTCAACTTCGGGATGGAGGCGGCCTTTGTGCCACAGACTTGCAACCCCCTAAATACCCTCTTTTACAAATACTGGAAGAGGTATGTGAGAGAGTTGTACTCGGAGGACTCGCGAATCTTGGAATGCACGGTCCAGATCAACAACCACGAACTCCTGACGTGGAAGTGGTCGAACAAGGTTTTCATCAACGGAGCCTTGTGGCGCGTCTTGTCTATGCAGAAAGATTTGTCCTCCGAGGAGGGGGTCAAAATCAAATGCCAAAAGGTACTCCTCGACGGCCCCGACTGCGCCGATATTCCTACCTCTTACATAGCACGGGAGAACTACATCCTCTTCAATGATTCCACGGCGGGTTCTCCAGACTACGGATCGGAGGGATGTTGCACAAAGTACGGATACCGGTGGATGGCCAACACGACCCCCATTGGAGGCGTAACACCCTTGAACCTCTGCCGCCCAAGAAACCAAACAATACAACCGACGTGAAAGACCCCAAGCATATCATGAGAGCCGTGGACCTGCTCCAAGCGGCCAAGGTGAAAGACCCTCTTCCGCGTTGGCTCGTCTCCTTGGACTACGCCCTCGCGTGTCTCTACCTCGCCTCCTTCTTTGGCGTTTGTATCTATCTCCTGCATAAACTATTCACATGGCTGTAAAGCAAGAAGTCGTCCTCGAGTTTAACGCGGACACAAGCGACGTAGAGAAGAGCCTCTCGGGGTTAGACAAGGACTTCGAGAAGGTAGGCAAGTCGGCCAACGATGCCGCCGAAGAGGTGGAGGGTTTGGCGGAGGCTACCGAGGATGCCGCAAAGAATACCGAGGACCTCGGCAAAGAGTCCAAGAAGGCCGGGTCGGATATGAAGAAGGCGGGCAAGACAGGGGCGACAGGCTTTAAGTTGGTAGGCACTGCACTACAAGCCACGGGACTCTTCACGCTGGTAACAAAGGTTCTCGCTCCAATCATTCAAGCCTTCACCGACAACAAGAAGGTGGCGGAAGCCTTGGAGGTAGCCTTTGCCGCATTGGGCACAGTCATCAACGTAATCGTGGACGCGGCGGCCCCCTTGGGAGACCTCCTTATCGACATCTTTACGAACCCCCAACAGGTCATCACAGACCTCAAGGACAAACTCACCGACCTCTTCGGAAGCCCCCAGGAGGCTTTGCTCAACTTTGCCAACCTCCTCAAGGAGAACATCATCAACCGCTTCGAGGGTCTATTCCAACTCATCCCACGATTGGCCTCCGCCATAGGCAAGCTCTTTGAAGGTGACTTCTCGGGAGCGGCCAAGACGGCGGCGGACGCCGTTGGACAGGTTGTTCTTGGAGTGGAGGACGTCACGGACAAAGTAGCCGAGGCCGCAAGTGCGGCGTCTGACTTTGCCGCGCCCTTTGTCAAATCCGCCAAGGAGGCCATCGATGCAAGCACCCTCCTCGTACAAAAGCAACAAGCCCTCCGAGATGCACAAAGGGAGCTCAATGTAGCCACCGCAGAAGGGGCCGCAGAGGTGGAGGAACTCAAGAGGCAGAGCGACGACCAAACTCTGTCCATTGAGGAAAGGATTGAAGCCGCCACACGAGCCGCAGAAATCAATCAACGCTTTGCAGATGAGAACGTCGCTATCTCTCAACAGAGAGCCCAGCTACTGCGTGAGGAGATAGCCCTACAAGGAGAGACCGCAGAGAGGTTGGACGAGTTGGCAAGTGCGGAGATTGAAGCGGCCGCCGCCGCCCAAGCGAGTTCCACAATTCAAACGGAGCTACAAAACAAACTCTTCGGCCTGAATCAAGAGGTAATTGGACAAGAGCAAACCATCGCTGGCCTTCGTCGTGAGTTTGTCAACGAGAACCTTGAAGGCGTAGAGGCAGAGAGGCAAGCCGTCCGCGATCAATTCGAGGACCGCGTAGCGGCCTTGGCCCTTTTGAAAATTAGCGAGGAAGAAAGGACGGCCCTCGAGGTAGAGGCGGCACAAAGCCGCGACGCCCAACTGTTGGCCATAGAAGAAGCCGACAGGCAAGCTCAACTCGAAATCCTCCAAGGGTTTGTGGATGAGGCCAACGCCATCACAGAGGGACGGCAAGAACCCGACAGGGCCGGCGAGATAGAAGCCATCCGAGAAAAATACGCGGAGCGCATAGCACTCGCTCAATCTTTGGGACAGGATACGACGGCCATCGTAGAGGCACAACGCGCCGAGGAGCTGGGCATAAATCAGAAATACGACGACCTTGAGCTACAAGCACGGGAACAAAAGAGGCAAGCTACCCTCGACATAGCCCAGCAAACTCTCGGAACCTTGTCGGCCCTCAACGAGGCGTTCACAGGAGAGAGCGAACAGGAGCAGAAGAAAGGCTTCGAGAGGAGTAAGAAGATACAAGCGGCCCAAACACTTATCTCCACCTATGAGAGTGCCGTCCAGGCGTTCAAATCGTTGGCTGGTATCCCCGTCGTCGGTCCTGCCTTGGGTACTGCCGCTGCCGCCGCCGCAACGGCCACGGGCTTGGCTACGGTGAAGAAGATAAACGCCCAACAATTTGAGGGGGCGAGTGACTCGCCTGGGCCTTCGTACTCGGGTGCTGACGTCTCCGCCTCCGTTGCCGAAGTACAACAGACGCCACAAGCCCCATCCCTCGACCTCGGGTTCTTGGGAGAAGGTGCACAAAGTCAGGTCATAGAGACCTACGTTATCTCCGAACAAGTTACCTCGGCACAACAGGCCAACAAGAAAATCCAAGACCAAGCAACACTATGAGAATCGTAGAACTAATCATCGACGAAGACGCGGAAATGTATGGCATCGACGCCATCTCTCTCGTAGATCGTCCCGCCATCGAGCTCGACTTCATCGCGCTCAAAGAACAGAGGGTGGACTTCGCAGAAGCCGACACCGACAAGCGCATCCTTGTAGGCCCTGCCCTTGTACCCGACAAACCCATCTACCGCAAAAACGGGGACGACGAGTTCTACGTCTACTTCTCGAAGGGTACGGTGCGCAAGGCGGCAGAGCTTTACCTCAAGCACGGCAACCAAGCCAACCACACCCTCGAACACGAGCACAATATCAACGGGCTCACCGTGGTGGAGTCGTGGATGGTAGAGGACAAGGAGAAAGACAAATCCAACTACTACGGACTCGACGTTCCTGTGGGGACGTGGATGGTAGCCGTGAAGGTTGACAACGAGGCCATCTGGCAAGAGTGGGTCAAGGAGGGCAAGGTCAAAGGGTTCTCCATCGAGGGGTACTTCGTCGACAAGATGAAGAAGAACTCGGAGGACGAGATGCTGTCACAACTGGCCAAGGCGATCGTGAAGACAGACAAGCGCACCAAGTCAGGCACGAGAGTAGTCATGGAGTCCTACTCGGACTATCCCGACGGAGTAAAGAACAACGCCAAGAGAGGCATCGAACTCAACGAGAAGAACGGCAACAAGTGCGCCACCCAGGTAGGCAAGGTCAGAGCCCAACAACTCGCCCAAGGTGAACCTATCTCTTTGGACACGGTCAAGCGCATGGCGTCCTACCTCTCACGAGCGGAGGAATACTACGACGAGGGCGATACCTCCGCGTGCGGCACTATCTCGTACCTGTTATGGGGTGGGAAGGCTGGCCTTCGGTGGGCCGAGTCCAAGCTCAAGGAGGAGTTGTGGGCGGCATTGAAGAAAGAACTCGGCTCCCAACTTCAGGAATGAGGGGTCGAGATGTTTATATAAAAAACGGGCAAACCATGACAATCCAAGAACGAGTCCAAGAAGTATTCAACCGCTTCAATGTCAACCTCACCGTGAGCGAAGAGCCGCGCGTAGATTTGGCAGAGGCGGTCCTTGAAAACGGGACAGTTATCTACACCGACGGCGAAGACTTCGCAGAAGGTGAGGAGGCGTATATCATCAACGACGAAGGGGAGCGCATCCCTCTCCCTCCTGGGGATTACGACTTGGCCGACGGAGGCCGCATCTCCATTGGGGAGGTAGGTAAGATTGCAAAGGTTGACAAGCCCGGAGGAGGCGACGCCAAGAACGAGCCCAAAGGCGCGGACGGCAAGCCAAACATCGACGTGACCAAGCCCGTGAAGAAGAAGCCCGCACCCGATGCGGGTGGAGGCGATGCGGGTGGAGGCAAAGGCGGCGACGCTGCCCCACCCAAGAAGAAGAAGAAACTCACCTCGGAAGAGGACCAAAACGAAGACATGAAAGTCGAATTTAACCGCGAGGAGGTTTTGGCCGTCCTCACCGATCGCTTCCCCGACTTGGGAGAAGAGCTCGCACAAGCCATCGCCTCGGCAGTTGCTGACGTCTACGCCCCTGAAGTGGTGGAAGAGGAAGCCAACGAAGAGGAGAAGGAAGAGATGAACGTCGAAGAGACGACCGCAGAGACCACTGAAGAAGCCACCGAGGAATTGGAGGTAGAAATCGAGGTCGAGATGAGCGAAGAAACCAAAGAGAAGTCCGAGGTGGACGCTCTCAAGGAGGCCCTTGAACTCACCAACGCCCGTATCGAAGAGATGCAGAAGTTGGCCGCCCACTCCGGGTTGAAGCACAAGGCCCCAACCCCCAAGCCCACCAAGGTGGAGCTTTCCAAAATGTCAATCGAAGAGCGCGTCCGCGCCCTTGCATCACAATTTAATTCTTAAGCTATGGCCGATATGGTTATCAGCAGTAACTACGCAGGGACGGCAGCCGTTCCTTTTGTAGCTCCTGCAATCTTGAGTGCAGACACCATCGCGAATGGGTACTGCACCGTCCTCGAAAATGTTCGCTACAAAATCAACCTCCGCAAGGTAACAGGCGGAACCATCGAGGCTCGCTCTTGCGACTTCGGTACAAATGGTTCTTTGGCCATTGCCGACGTCCAGTTGGTCTTGTCCGAGTTGCAAGTCAACGAGGAAATCTGCAACCACGAGCTCGCTCAATCTTGGGCCGCCGAGCAGATGCGCGGAAACTTCGCTCCTGTCCCCGCTGACTACGAGCGTTTCTTGGCTCAATACATCTCCACTCGCGTGGCAGAGAACATCGAGCAGAACATTTGGCAAGGTAACTTCTCAAGCGTCCCAGGAGCCGCCGCCACCCATACCTTGTACGATGGTATCGTAGCAAATTACGTGGCCGGTGCACAAACCAACGACCTCATCGTGGGAGCGGCATTTGACGCCACCACCATCGACGACCGCTTGGCTTCTTTGGTTGGCTTGTTGCCAGACGCCTTGGTTGGCGACCCTGCGACTAAAATCTACATGAGCCGGAAGAGCTTCCAACTCTACTTCCAGTATTTGGCCGCAGACGACAACAACCCAGTCCTCGCCACACAAATGGCGAAGTTCTACCTCGGGTACGAAATCCTCACACCTGCCGGATTCCCGGACGACGTGTTGTTGGGTTCTCGCGTTGACAACCTGTACTTCGGTACTAACGTCTTGACCGACCACGTAGAGGCTCGCTTCATCGACCTCCGCAACACCACCGGAGCCGACCTCACTCGCATCTTGATGATGTTCGACGGAGGTACGCAACTCGTGGACGAGGCTTCTTGTGCAGTTGTTCGCCGCCTTACTTGATAACTAACCGAGAGACGGGGGGGCTTCGGCTCCCCCATATCTCCTAAACCCTAAAACAATGGCTTGCGATTTAACACTAACAGGACGAGGCGTAGGGTGCAAGGATGCCCTCGGTGGAATCAAGCGTATCTACGTGGCCGAGTGGGAGGCTGACAAATGGAACTGGGACGCCATCGCGGCCACAGGAATCGTTGAAGGCCTTACCATCATTGACCCCGCTGACCCACCCATCACCTCGGTGACCTTCAACACCTACGACATGACACGCGGAAGCGGGTCTCTAACGCAGACCATCACTTCCGACTTGGTCGCAGGTACGGTCTTCTTCGATCAGGTTTGTAGCGTAACCTTCAACAAGGCCGCCGCCATCGACATCATCGAAATCCAAAACCTCGTGAAGGGCCGCGTGTCCGTTCTTGTCCAAGACAACAACGACAACTGGTTCATCATGGGACTCAAGAACGGCGTGGAGGTTTCCGGAGGTACTGCCCAAACGGGAACAGCCGCAGGAGACCAAAACGGATTCACCCTCGAGTTCTCCGCACAAGAGGTCAGCCCCGCGCCATTCTTGGACGTGACCGCTAACGTACCGGACGACGCCGACATCGTAATCTCCGCCGCGCCGTAATCGTTTGACTATACCGGGCCGCCTTATGGCCGTTATCGTTACAAGGAGGGGGAGGGCATTGGCTCTCCCCTTTTACTTACCAAGAGAATGATTCATCTACAACCGAACACAGGCAACCAATTTATCTACGTGTCGCCCTTCCAGGCGCGGAAGTTCTTGGCATCATTCACGAACTACCTCCTCATCTTCACCAACGTGGCGACAGAGGAGACCTTTGCTTGTGTTATGAGCGTAGCCGTAGACAACGCCCGCTACACCAAGGCCGGCATTGGAACGGATGGAGCTTCACCCGAAGACGGGGAGGTGCTCATCACAGAGAGCGGCCTGTACACCTACGAAATCTACGGACAAAATAGCACCACCAACACCGACCCCACGGACGCCACGGTGGTGGGGTTGTGTGAAATTGGACCTTGCAAGGTTGCCGACTCTGCCGCGTGGACAATCCCAAGCGTAACCATCCCCGACAACGTCATATATTACGAGTGAAATGGATCTACTAAAACTCAACGAGTACCAAGAGCGGTCATATGCCGAGCGTCCCTCCAATATGGGCTACGTCTCATATGGCGACGACAACCTCTTCCCGCAGTACCTAATCGACCTATACAAGTCGAGTGCAACGCACAACGCCCTTTGCACCTCCATCGCCTACATGATATACGGCGACGGCGTACAGGCCGACACGTTGGACGCCCGACTCAAGATTCAAGAGTGGGGACTACAAGACGAAATTCGGAAGGCTTGCCTCGACCTTAAAATCCAAGGCGGCTTCGCGTTGGAGGTCGTGTACTCCATCGACCGCACCACGATCGCCAAGGTGCGCCACTGCCCTTTTGAGAACGTAAGGAGTGCGGAGGTAAACGACGACGAGGAGGTCGAGTTCTACTACTACTCCAAGGACTGGGGCGACAGAAGGCAAGAGCCCGAAGTCATCCACGCCTTCGACCCCGAGGCGGCGGTAGAACACCCCGTCCAAATCTTGTACGTGAAGCCTTTCTCTCCCGGCTCGTACTACTACCCCAAGCCCGACTACATCGGCTCCATCAACTACATCGAGTTGGACAAGGAGATAGGGGTCTACCACATCAACAACATCAAGAACGGCCTGGCTCCGTCCTTTACGATTCACTTTAAGAACGGCGTCCCTGCCCAGGAGGAGCGTCGCAAGATTCGCAACGACATCGAGAGGCAGTTGGCCGGGGCTACCAATGCGGGAAAGTTCATCATCACGTACTCGGACTCCCCCGACAGGAAGCCCGACTTCGAGCCGTTCCCGCTCTCGGATGCAGACAAGCAATACGCCTTCCTCTCCGAGGAGGTCGTGGCCAAGATTATGGTGGGCCACCGCGTTACCTCTCCTATGATGTTTGGCGTTATGGTTTCCGGCAAGCTCGGAGGAGGCTTGTAGCTCAAGACCGCAGAGATAATCTTCGGGGAGGACGTTATTGCACCATATCAAATGGTGGTAACCACGGCCCTCGAGAGCATCTTCAACGCCGCAGGAGCTCCCGCACAAATCACCCTCTACAAGCCCGAGGCAGAAGAGGCCAACGTAGACATCTCGTACACCGGTATCCAAATCTCCTCGGCGGTTGACATCATCGCCAAGGTAGCCACGCAAGAACTCACCAAGCCGCAAGCCGTGCAACTCCTCGTGGCCATGCTTGGCTTCGACAGAGCTACGGCAGAGGGTCTCTTTGAGGACGAACCACTGACCCCCGCCCTACCCGTCCCACAACAGGAGCTCGCAGAGGTTATCGACCTCAACCTCGCGTGTGACTTTCTCATCGAACAGGGTGAGGAACTCGACGACGAGTGGGAACTTATCGACTCCCGAAAGGTGGACTACGATACCGAGGCATCACAGGACGCCATGTGGACCTTTGCAGAGGTTCCCTCCGGCAAGCCACAGGCCAAAAGTGAACAAGACAACGAGGTCATCAAGGTACGCTACGCCTATGCACCCAAGAAAACGGGCATCAATGGCAACGAATCAAGGGACTTTTGCAAGCGTATGGTGGCCGCGGGCAACCGCGTATGGAGGAAGGAAGACATAGAAGCCGCCTCACAACGTGCCACCAACCCTGGATGGGGGCCCAACGGAGCTGACACCTACGACCTCTTCCTCTACAAGGGCGGCGGATCGTGTCAGCACTTTTGGGAGCGTCGTACATACCTACGAAAGACCAACAAGCGGGTGAGCGTAAACCGCGCCCGTGCCATCATCCGCGAGGCAGGGCTCGAACCTATGCCCGTGAATAGCCCCAAGGTGGCAAAGCGCACCCGTGACCAAGTCAACCGTGGCTTCCTCGAACCTAAAAACTGGACAACACCCCGCTAAATGGCACTCACCGCAGAAGTTCTCTTCGTCAACCCTGACTACATCAAACGCCTCACCCAAGTCAACGGAGGGGTGGAGGACTCGGTCATGGTTCCCGCCATCATCTTGGCACAAGACAAGCACCTCCAAAACTACCTCGGCACGGACCTCCTCGACAAGCTCAAGAGCGACATCGCAGGAAGCGGACCGGAGGGCGACTACGCGACCCTCCTCGACGACTACGTGAGGAAGGCCACGGTGTGGTGGAGTATGGTGGAGATGCTTCCCAACTTGTACGTCAAGCTCGACAACGGGGGCCTCGTCATCCGTGTAAGCGACGACACGCAAGCCATCTCGGAAAGCGACCTACATAGAGAGGTGGAGAACGCACGGCAGAACGCCCAGTTCTACACGACGCGCATGGTAGAGTACCTCTGCAACAACTCGTCCCTCTTCCCGGAGTACAACTCAAACTCGGGCGCGGAGATGAGCCCCGAGCAACAGGTCTACTACCAAAACGGAATGACCATCTCCGGGGGCCACGACAGAATCGACCCCGACCTCGCTCGGAAAATCTTCTACGATTGAACCGGGCCGAAAATATCACACTCCTAAAACGCTGGATAGATGCGAAACGTACTCCTTCTCCTTCTTCTACTCCCTCAATGGATAACGGCGCAAGAGTGCCACGTACTGGAGACGCCAAGAAGGATGGGGATACAAAGGGCTGTGCCCACCTTGGAAGATGAGTGGGTCAAAACCTTGCCCCTCGTGTTCCACATCGTCCACACAGGAGGAGAAGAAAACATCACAGACGCCCAGGTGCTCTCCTCGGTGCAAGCGGCAAACGAACACTTCCGAGAAGGAGACGTCGACACCAAGATAGATTGGTGCCTTGCCCAACGCGATCCGCAGGACAACCCTACTTCGGGCATAACGAGATACAACGCAAGCGCATGGCCCGAGTATGTAGCCGACGGGGTGGCCTCTTCGTCTACGTTTGACGGCTTCAACGACTTTACCCTAAAGAGTACGGTGGGTTGTTGGAATCCCGATGAGTACGTCAACGTCTACATCGTCTCCGAAATCAATGGAAACGACGCCCAAGGGGGGACGCAAGGGTACGCCTACCTCGGCCCCACGGGCGATTGTAGGGACGGCGTGGTGGTGCTCTACAATGTAACGGGAACGGAGGGAGAGCTGAAGCCTTCGCGCGACCAAAGCAAGACCCTCACCCACGAGCTGGGCCACTACCTGACCCTCTACCATACCTTCTCCAACACGAACTCGTGCAACCCTTCGGGCAACTGCGAGACCTCCGGGGACTTCGTGTGCGATACCCCACCCACCACCCTCAATACGGGGTGCTCTTCTGCGTGTGAGGCTATGGTCGAGAACTT